ACGCAACAAATCGGAAAAAATTCTTAAATTAAAAAAAGAAATTGAAATAAAAGATTTTATCGTACAGGAATTATTGAAAATAATAACGGAAGCAAAAGTAAAAGTTCCTGAAGAATTATTAAAGAAGATTTATATATTGAATAGAAGTGTGCAGGATGGCAAGAAAGAAGAAAGTAAAGTCGTCAGAATCCACTGAGAGCAAGACGGCGTTTGCTAAATTACCGGGGAAACATAAAGAATTCTTTTTAGCTTATCTTAAATTTAGCGGGAACGCAACAAAGGCATATCAATCGGTTTATTCGAATGTTACTATTGAATCTGCTGCTGTTCGAGCAAGTGCTACATTAAGAAATGTTAAGATTGCAGCTGCGCTAAGAGAGCATTATGATAATCTCTGGAAAAATAAAGAGGATATGATTGGTAAGACATTTGAGAATTTGTTAAAGATGGCGAATGCCGATATACATGATGTCGTTGAATTTGATGAAGACGGCGAGATGAAAATTAAAGATTTTAATAAGATCAATACTTTTATTATTAAAAAGATAGGACAGAAAAAGACTATCAATCAGTTCGGCGAGAATGTTCAGAATACAATTGAAATAGTTGATAAAGAAAAAGTAAGTACGGACCTGCTCCGTGTACTCGGAATGATCCAAGAAAAATTAAAAGTAACTTTTAATTATGACAAAGAAAGCGCTCAAGCTATAAAGGACATTTTTAATGAATCGCTCGCTAGCGAAAAAACTGACAAATAAACCTCACTTGTTAGGAACTTATTTAGGATACACTAAATTAGTAGACATCCATTCGGATTGGATTAAGTATTGTTGGACAGCCGAGGAAGATGTTTCAATGCAAGCACATCGTGGAAGCTATAAAACAACCGCTGTAGCCATTGTAGGCTCTATCTGGTGGCTTTTATTCCATTTCAATGACCGTATCATCCTTATCAGAAAAGATTTTACTGCCGCAAGTGATATTTTGAAAGTAATAACGCGGCAGATGAAATCATCAGCAATGCATACTCTTTTTTATGAAATTTATGGGTTTGATTATGAAATTATTATGGATCGTGCAGATAAATTTCAATGGAGTTTGAAAGAAACACAAACGAAAGAAGGTAATATCAATGCCTTTGGAATGTCTCCAAATATTACGGGTACGCATGGAGATAAAGTATTATGTGACGACATTATTACTTTAAAGGATCGATTGTCTCAGGCTGAACGAGAAAATACAGATGAGTTTATTCGGGAGTTAAGAACAAATATTATTGATCCTGGACAAGCTATTGCTTTCAACGGCACGCCGTGGCATAAAATGGATGGCTGGAGATTATTACCGGAACCTAAAAAAGTTACAGTGTATGAAAGCGGATTAGCAGCATTTACTCCTGAGCATATCAAACATTTAATTGAAATTACTACACCTGTATTGTTTGCAATTAATTATCAGTTAAAACATATTGCAAGTGATAATCAATTATTTACGAATCCCTTCTTTGGAGATTGGGATTATAGGGAGTCCTGCTTCGGACATATTGATGCAAAATACGAAGGGACAGATACAGGAGCATTGACATTTTTTTCAAGGACTACTGATCCCGATCATCCTTTTCAGGCTATTGGATTTAATTTTAATTGTCATATAGATGACTACATGGATAAGATACAGGAATATTATAATAAATATCATTGTAGTGTAATATATAAAGAAAAAAATGATGACAAGGGATATGTAGTTAAGGCTTTAATTGAGAAAGGGATGAAAGCAATTGCTTATCACGAAAGCGAGAATAAACATATTAAAATTACAAATTATATTTATAAAATATGGAAAAAAATCAGATGGGCGAATGAAACGGATTTGAACTATCTAGTACAAATTACAGATTATGAGGAAGGCGCTGAGCCCGATGATGCACCGGACTCCCTTGCGAGTATGATTAAATATGGAAAATTTGTATTACCATCTTTTGGAAAGCCTTCGGTCTTATCAGGAAATAAAACAGAAGAGAAAAAAACTTTATTAGATGCTAAGAAAGCAGAGCGTAAAAAAATAAGGGATATATTTAAAACAGAACGGAAAAAGAAAAAAGAGATAATGAAAGAGCTTCGAGGTGAGAAGAAACGAAAGCAAGTTATCCGCGGCGACGACTTGAGTTTACAGATAGGGATGGGCGTAATAAAAAAAGATTCTTGACAAAATAAGTATAGTATTTCAAAAAAGAGAGCAAAGGAGAAAAATAATGTCGAATAACAGTTATGAAGATATTTTGGGTTTCAGAATTTATTTATCAGAAAACTACTTTCTTTGTTATGCAGGTGGGAAAAGATTATTACCAGAGAAACAGCAGAAAGAATGGAATAAAACATTACAACTCCCAGAGCTGCTTCGCGTCAAAGAACGCAATAAATTAGGCATGGAGAATAATCCGAATGTGGTACCGCTCAAGGGACGGGAACTGCTATCATTTATTAAAGAGTTAAAGTTTGTACCTTTCTTCGACCGGGCGTTTGCGCAGACGCATCTCGTTAAACTTACCGACATTGTGATCTATGAATCAATTAAAGCTAAGCAATATGACATAGCGATGAGGGGGAACTAATAAATGGAGACACAGGAAAAAATAGATATACTATTTAATAATTTCAAAGAATTTTTAAAAGAAAAAAACAGGCGATATGGTGATTCTGCGATTAATCCTTTGCAGATATTTCCGATTGATGATCCTGAAATATTAGAATTATGTGTACGAGCTAATGATAAATGTTCGAGAATAAAAAACAGTAAAGAAGGTTTAAGAAAATCAGATACGTGTGATTTATTTGGTTATATATCTTTAATTATGATTAAAAAAGGTTGGTTAAAATTTGATGAAGAAATTGATTAAAGTTTATATCGCTGGCGCTCTTAATTCTGATGCAATTGGTTATATCAAAAATATGCATCGGATGATTGAATGGGCAGATAAAGTTAGAAGTGCTGGATTTTGTGTTTATGTGCCTTGTGTTGATTTTTTAATAGGACTTCAAATAGGAGACTATGAATACAATGATTATTTTGATAATGGCCAACCATGGCTCGAAGTTAGCGATTGCATATTTTTAGTTCCCGGATGGGAAAACAGTAAAGGTACACAGATGGAAATAGCAAGAGCAAACGAATTAGGCATTCCTGTTTTTAATAATTTAGAAAATTTAATGTTATTTAAAAATAAATTAGATTAAAGGAGCTTAAATGGCCTCGAATACAAAAGACAAGCAACAAATTATTGAAAATTATTTGGATAAATTTCCTAATCTGGAAAAATTAACACTCGCCAAAAAAATATATAAAGAAAATAAATTATTATTTAAAGATGTTGATTCCGTTAGATCGATGATAAGATATCGTAAGGGAGCATTCGGTAAGACTCATTTAAAAAAAATAATATCTGATAAATATTTAATTCCTGAGAAACGAGCTGAGAAATATAATTTACCAGAAAGTATCGAAAGCGATTATCAACCTTTTTTTATTACTGGAGATAAGGGAATAATTATTGCTGATTCACATGTCCCATTTCATAGTATATCAGCGATAGAAACAATGTTTAATAATACACATGATTTTAATCCTGATTTTTTTATTATTGATGGGGACGGGATGGATTGTTTTGAAATATCTAATTTTTGTAAGGATCCAACAATAATAACTTTTCCTGAAGAAAGAGATAGAATGAAATCTTTTCTTTTAGAATTAAAACGAGTTTATCCACGAACTAAAATATATTATAAATTTGGAAATCATGAAAAAAGATTTGAATTATATTTACAGAATAAAGCTCCCGAATTATATGGATTAACTGAATTCAGACTTGAAGTATTACTTGATTTATTTAACATGGGAATTGAATATATCCCAGAAGATAGATATATTGATATATCTGGACTTTATGTGATACATGGTCATGAATACAAGAACGCGATTACTAGCCCGGCAAACCCTGCGCGTACTTTCTTTTTAAGAACAAAAGATAATACAGCAGGTGGTCATTATCATCAAACTTCAGAACATCCGGAGCCGAGTATAAAAGGTAAGTTAATAACTTGCTGGTCAATTGGATGTCTTTGTGATTTGCATCCAAAATATATGCCGCTTAATAAATGGAATAATGGATTTGCAAAATACGAAAGATATGATGAAAATTTTTGGCATATAGATAATAAAAAAATTATTGAAGGCAGGGTAGTTTGAAAGTTACCGTTAATTTTAAACAATTACTTGGTCGCGGATTCGGTGGATATATTAAAGGTTCAGTAAAGAAAAAAGGAATTGCGCAGGTTGTTATTGATATTGATACTATGTTAAATTGTTGCGCCGAAAATAAAGAATTAGCATTTAAAGATTTGTTTACGGAGACAGTTACGCATGAAATTTATCATGCTATTGAGGAACTATTTGATAAATCGTTTAATCATAAACGAATAAATACAGCGTTGAGGAAGGTAATGAAATGAATGATATTGCAATCGAAAAGAAAATTCCTTGTCTTATTTTTTCAAGAGTTGTGGGGTATTACGCTTCCGTTGATCAATTTAATAAGGGCAAACAATCAGAATTTGCAGATCGCCATGAATACGATCCTAAAAAAATAGTCGATGATTTAAAAACAAAAATATAAGGAGAAAAAATAATTATGAAATTTCAGGAAACTTTTGAACAGGCCTGGGCGAGAACACCTAAAGATTCTTTGCCGAAAGGAGATAATAACGTCCCGAAAATATTGGCTTTCTTTTGGACGATGATGGCGATAGTAATTTCTGAGGAGGGTGGCAAAATTGTGCTTGACGACACGGTATATATTAATTCTAATTCTAATATTGTATCTATACCCGTGCAGAAGTCTCCCGATGCATCCGCAGATGATGATATCGATAAAGAAAAGGCAGCACCCGATAAAAATTCTACGTCTACCGGAAAAGGTAAGGACGGGAAGGTGAAAGAAAATGCTGCCAAAAAAGACAAATCCAAAAAAGATGTTCCGCCTTCATATCCGAATCCGCCGGTTGATGATAAGTCAATAGGCGAAAATGGCAACGAAGGAACAGCAACTAATTGATTATGATAAAGCAATAAAAGAAGCTAAATCGGCAGTCAAAAGACTCGATAAAAGGGTTTTTAAAACTGTTGCGAAAGGCGTTCAGTACGACTGGCTCAATAACACTTCTTTTAATCATGTTGTTTATCCAAAAGATAAAATACCTGATAGACTATTGCGCCTTATCGAAAGGCGTAATGGTATTGTCGGGGCGATTATAACTCTTCGCATTCAGCAAGCTCTTGAATTTTCTCATATATCCCATGATAAAGACGTTCCCGGATGGGAATTCGTTTTAAAAGATCCGAAAGCAACACTCAATTCTAATCAAAAAAAACAAAAAGAATTCTTAGAAAATTTAGTTCAGGAAACATACCGGCCGGATTATCAGGGTGCTGAACCTAAACACGATGATTTTAAAGATTTATTAGTTAAATATGTTCGGGATAGAATTTTAATTGATAAAGTCGTATGGGAAATTGAAAGAGATCGCTCAGGCAAAACGGTGGCACTGTGGGTGCTTGACGGTGCAACGATTCTTCCCGTTCTTCCTGGAGGATTTTACGGATCGTTATCTCAAATAGGCTTCGGCATACCAAACGGATTAAGTAAAGTCAGTGATGCATTAAGAAAGGCAAAACTCGAACAGGTCCCGCCGATGGAAGAAATTGCATATATCCAGGAATTATTATATGGTAGCGCCGGTGGAGGTGTTACAGCAGCTTTTCGTGAAAATGATGTTGTTTATGATCTCGGCAATGAATTAAACGAAGTCCGATATTATAAACAAGGTCTATCTGTCACGGAGAAAGCGAATATAGCGATAGTAGCTTTTATGAATGCTGTTACATTTAACAGTAACGGCCTTTCCCGCGGGTCTATCCCTAAAATAGCTATTGCGATGGGCAAGGAATCCGGATATACTGTTGAGGAACTAGAAGACGCACAGGACGAATGGGCAGCTAATTTTGAGGCTATGGACGGGCAATGGAATATTCCGCTGCTTAATGGTGACGCCAAAGTTCTTAATATGTTTCCGAATAATCGGGACATGGAATATCAGAAATATATGGAATTTGTAGGGGCGCTTACATGTTCCGTTATGGGAGTTGATGCTGCGGAGTTAGGACTTCGATTAAACCAGGCGCAGGCCGTACTTTCCGAAAATCAGGACGCAAAACAATTATTCTCTAAGAATCGCGGTGTGCGTGAACTGCTTGGTGGATTTGCATACATAGTAAATAAATTTGCAAAAGTTAGCGGATATGATTTTGCTAAAGATTTTATTTTTAAATTTAACGGATTATCTACCGAAGATAAAAGTTTCGAGGTAGAACTTCGAGAAAAGAAAGTTAAAACAACGCATACGATTAATGAAATTCGGGCAGAAGAAGATTTACCGCCGCTTAAGGATGGCATGGGAGATATTATTCTTGATCCCGTATTTTTACAATTTAAACAGGCACAATCAATGCAATCACAGGGCGGTGAAGGCAACCCTGATAATTTTTCTGATGAAGAAATAGATGACATAGCCGATGAAGCTATGAATAAAGCAATTATGTTAATATAAGAGGATACAATAATATGGCAACAGCAAAGAATATAAGATACTGTCAGATATTACACGATGAAGAGTATTATGACGTATTAGTCGGACTTACCGATCTTGATGAATTGGATGATGTATTGCAGGAATGGGCATTGGCAAACACTGACATCGGTGAAGAGCTGACTCTCCCTGCGGAATTGATCCAAAATAAAGATATTAGCGAACTGCTTACAAATCTTGATCTCGATAATTATGTTTATGTAAAGTCGGCAGTTAGCGCTTATATGGATTTTCCGAGATATGCCGGAGTATCCGGGACGTTCCCGACTCTTCCGAAAGTTTTAGTCAGTGGATTATATGTTATGCCGGCCTGTACTGCCTTTTTATGGTCAACTGCATTATTTACAGGGATATTCGGTGAATATACTATTGCAACAGCCAGCTTTACTCTTGTAGCAGATGAAGTTAATTTTATTGGAATTGATTATACCGCAGGGGCGCCTGTTTATAAATTATATACATCCGCAGCAAGTTTTAATTATAGTTCAATTATTCCGGTATGTGCTATTTTATATTTTGATAGCGAAGTAAATGTAATTCCTATTGGCCAGGCCGGATACGCTCTTCCGGAAAAATTATTACAAAATCAAAAAAGTCGGCAGGAATTTATTATAGTTGATGATTTCGATCTTGCTGCCGTTACATTATATGTCGATGTTGATGCTATTGTAGTTAATACCGGAACAGGCGACATTACTTGTCTCGCGATGGATACTGAAGATTCTGATGCGGATATGCATCTCTGGTATAAAGATACTGGCGGGGATTGGCAGACATCCGCTGATAATCAAATAAATAATACTCAATATCAAAGCGGGTCAGGATTGGCATCTCTGGCCGGTGGAGAGTTTGTTATAAATTACTTATTTCGGGCAATTGATAGCGCGAATAAAGTTATGTTTAATGTTCTATCAGGTAAATTCAGTACGTTAGCAGAAGCGAAAGAATCTGATATGATTACTGATTTGCCAGATGCAATTAAAGAAGGCTGCGTATTGGTTGGCAGGATGATAGTCGAAAAAGATTCATCTTCTCCTACGGTACAGAAAATTCAAAGAGTGAGGTCTTTTGGAACAGTTTCTTAATAATAAGCATCTAAAATTATAATTATCGGATGGTAAAATTATGATAAGAAGTAAGGGGTTGGCATGGCGAAAAATTTATATTTACGGGTTGCAAATCAGTTGTATTTCGCTGACCATAATAGGTCTGCTGAGGATTTATGTATGGGATTTATCGATGCTCTGTTTGATGGTTTTGATTTTCGGTATGCTTATCCGGTAGAGTATAAAGATAGAGAATTATTCATTGATAAATTTTTACAAATATTTAATATAGAAGTAAATAAAAGAAGGCGAAATGAATTACGAGAAAAGGCAGATCAATAGGAAATTAAATAAATGGATAGCTTATTCAATGATGTTAGGTTTTGGGTTTGCACTGCTGGGGTTATATTTTCTGCATTGCTTGCCAAAATAATTTCTTCTTATGATAAACAACTAGATAATCTTTTTAAAATGGAAAGAGATAATAAAAATAATTATGAAAAAGATAGTTTACGTATAAATGAAGAAATAAAAGAAATCCATTCTGAAATTGAAAATACTCATTCCATTATCAGTGGGCATTTACAATATCATCAAGGGGTAATAAACGGAAAAAAGGAATAATAACATGAATATAATAAACGATAACAGAATTTATAAAAAATATATAAAAGATCAAGAGATTGAAAACGTACTTACTCGTTCCGTCGAAGATATTAAAGAAATTGTTATACATGGAGCCGGTATAGCATCGTCAGCAACAGGAGTATTAAATTGGATGGCTAGAGGTGGTATTATGCCGGATGGTACCACTCGTGAAGAACAGTATAAAAAGGGAATATCATTATTCCATTCCGAAATAGACAGGAATGGGAATGTCTATAATATTTTATCTCCTCTTTTCTTTTGTTATCATTCGAGTTCCGGACATCATGATCGATTTACATTGGGTATTGAACTTATCAATGGCGAAGTAGATAATAAATTTGAATATACTAATGAGCAGTATCAATCTCTATTTAATATGATTGATGCTTATTCAGGGTTGTTTCCGGTCGGAACCATTTGTGGACATGGTTATAACGGGCAGAAATACAGCGGGAAATATAAAAATTGCCCTGGAAATTTTAATTGGGATAAATTGCAGGAATATTTTAGTAAGGAATTTAATATTATAAAAATTGATAAAGAATGTTACGGAATAACAAGAATATGAAAAAAAATTATAATGCATCGGTTTCTATTTCAAAATACTGGAATTTTATTCGTGAGAATAAAATTATCGTTTGGGCATTTATTATTTTATTACTTACTGTAAAATGGGAATGCACAAATAGCAACGGACATATTGAATATAATTTTGGCTGTTCTCCTGTTCGTATTTCTGATGTCAAGGATATAGTCAGATGAAATTAACCGGACTAAGAAAAATTATAATTGGTCTTATTTTTTTATTAAATGCTAATATTTTATATATTACCAGTGCCGCTATTAATAAATTGGATTTAATGATCCAATTTATGATTTTTTTGGCAGGGATAATGATTGGCGGGAACGTAGGAGAACATTTTGCAAACAGGCCTTTTAGAAAAAAAAATGATAGACGGGAAAGCGATAAAAAGGAATTTTTAGATAAATTAAAAACATTAAACAATGAAGAAGAAGAAAATGAAAAATAAAATTATAGCCGGATGTTGGATTTGTTCAATAATTATTGCTGTTTTAACAACTAAAATATATTTTCCGAATATAAAATTAAAAATTGTGAATTCGGAAATTGGACCGACACAACATCAAACAAATACTGCAAATACCGATATTAATAATCCCGCCGATTGTCAAATAGCTAAGGATTGTGCAAATTCGGATATTAAAGTAGTCGCAGACACAAAAGGGAATAAATTATATGGCAGAGCTTATGACGATTGTAAATCAGCAGATTTTATGTTTGAATTTGAGGCACAAAATACGACACGGCATATTATTCAATTAGGAATGGGATGGAATAATAAAATAGGATATTTCGCTCATCCTGGGTATTTATATCAATTGGATTTTGCAGCAATTGGATGCAGTTTTATTATTCCTAAAGATAAAGGAAGTTTTGGTGTAGAAATTGTGGCTCAGAAGGCTTTTAAGTAAATGAATAAATATTCTTTCAGAACACCGGAAAATCAGATAAAGAAGATTTCTTATGAAAATGTTAGATAAATTATACCAAATAGATAAGTCAGTATTTCCTCCGAGTCCATTATGGAAATTTAAGAAGGGGATATATTCTAAATATGGAATGTTTTTGAAGAGTGGTAGTACTCCACCCCCAGGTACTCTTTATGGATGGAATTTAACTACTTTAAATATAGGATTAAAGGGAGATTATTCGGCTTTAACGGATTTTGATTTAAATGGTGCTGATGCCGGCAAGGCACAATGGATCGGGGGCACTGGTGGTTATTTATATGTTTATGGGAATCAGACTATTGAGAATAAAATTTTTACTTATACAAAATATTTACGTGCGCCTGAAGGCGGGACGGTTTTTAAAAATTGTTTATTTCGTCCAACAGCTTTACAATCAGGAATGTATTTTGTTGAATTAGTTGGTGGGACTATGGAGGATTGTGAAGTTTCGGGAGAATTTTTAAATGAAGATTGGGCGCATAATTGTCTATCTCTT